TACTACCCGTCGGCCCAGTCGGGCCTTGCGATCCTGCACTGCCAGTACTCCCAGTTGGTCCAGTAGGACCTGTGTTGCCAGTTGCTCCAGTAGGACCCGTAGGCCCAGCCGCACCAGGTGCACCAGTAGATCCTTCAGGACCTGTGGGACCTGTGCCTCCGAAGGGAACCTCTACCCAGATACCAGCCACTGAGGTGAGCTCATAAAGCAAACCTAGTTCTGTGTCGAGGAAGAGGAAACCTTCGTTCTCGTTATCGAAATCGCTTCTATCTGCTGTTGTTCCACCGAGAATGGCCCTGTCACCGAAGCGAAGGGGCTCATTGGGGTCGATGGGAAACGGAAGATTAAGAATGCGATTGTTGTTCATATCGAAATCGGCTTGCATCTCATTGGGAGATGTGCCGTCTCGACTGAGGGTATTCTCTAGCGCCTGCTCGATCAACTCACTATTGTTATTCACAGTAGAGATCGTCGAGCCATAACCAGCGCTGCTAGAAACATCACTTAGAGTAAGCTTCATTCGTTCTTACTCCAAGGGTGGATCAAGAGGGAGAAGGGGACGCATGTTAGTAACGCCCCTCATTCGCATTTGGGTAGTAGCTCTCATGTTGGTCCCCTTCTCTTACTTAATTACTGATGATTCATGTTGTACTTGATACGAACGTCAAGCTTACCAGCGGTAAAGACCTGCGTGTCGTACGAAGCAGTAACGTACAGAGGCTTCGTGAGCACCGTACCGACGAGGATACCGTGTGCAGTCGAACCCTGCGTGTACTTAACCTGGTTGCCGATCGTGCCGTACACAGCGATGGCAGCGGCGTCAATGAGAGAATCCTCATCGTCGTTGCTGACCCAATCGTTGTCAACGGTACCGATGTTCAGCACAGCCGAGGAGTTCGCTGAGGTCGCAGCTTCCGCCACGAACACTTCGATCTCTTCAATGAATGCGCCTTCCGGCAGAATGGTCCGCTTATCGAGAATACCCGAAGCGTGAGAGTCGGTCAGATTAACTGCCGGGTCATCCACGAGGGTAGTCAGGTCGATACGGAATTCCGTGACGTGCTGGGGGCCGAGGACGTTGTAGTCACCAGCGATACCAACAACGCCCTTCTCCTTACCAACCGTGTTATCAATCCAAGACATTAGTTATCCTTTCTTAAGAATTACGCGTAAACGAGCGAAGCGGTCTTCGGCGTGATGATCGTAACGGCCGACTCCGGACGCTGGATCTTCAAACCGTAGCGCGAGGTCATCAAGAACTCGTCCCGCTGAAGGTCTTTATTACGCGAGCTTTCCACTTTCGGCATCTGACGGAACGCGCCCATGAAGGGAGTCGTGTCCGGGCCGGCAGAGAAGAACAGGTTCGCAACGCCATTCGCAGCGACGGCAGTGCCGTAGCCAGTGATGGTCTCTGCGCCAATGTCCTTCAGGTAATCCGAAGTCCAGATATCAAAGCCGTGGATGTTACGAATGAAGCGCATACCCGTGGTCAGACCGGTCTCGACGATACCTTCCCACTTGGGATTGTACGTGAAGTCCGAGAGACCCGTGAGGACGCTCAGATGATACTCAACCGACGGGTCAACGATGGCGATGAGGTTAGTCATCGGGACGTTGGCAGCACGAAGGGCGAGCTTAGCGCGAGCAAAGTCTTGGATCTCGATGCGACCATCGGCACCACCACCGGTCATGCGATGCGCATAGCCGTTGATCAGGTGCGGGTTGGTTGCAGTCTGAGATTCAGGATAGAGCGCCATGATGTCGGTCTCAAGAGCCACGGCCAGAGCGCGCGTCATCTTGGGAACGAACATGGACTCGATCTTCGGAGCGTACATGCTATCCTGACGGAACTTGTCATAGATAGAGACACCCGAAGACTTGTACTCGGTGATGGTCATGGTCAGATTACCAGTGTCCATCTTGTTGTAGCGGATCGCCTGACCCTCATCATAGTCGAGGACCTGGAGATTACCAATCGTCGGGACGTTCCAAGTCTCCCCATCCGGGAAGTCAGAAAGCCACTCGACGTACTGCATACCCATCAGCTCGTCTTCAAACGCCTGACGAATATCCATCGAATGCAGGTTAGCTCGAATGACGTGATCGGTATTGGAGGTCATAAAACCAGACATACCTTAGTTTCCTTTCACTTTGTTAAATTTCGAAGTACTTGTCACCGAGTCGTGTTAGCGCTTCAAGTCGTTCGACGTATCCCTGTGGGCTGTTAAACCGCTTGGGGTCAGTCCTTCGCATTTCTTGGAAGTACTTGTTCCCCTTTAGACCAACATCAGTAGACTTGCTATTGCTGTTGATCGAGGTCTTAGGCGGCAGAGAGAATAGATCAGAATGCTTTCGTGCTTCAGTATTGGTTGGCTTACTCTCTACTTGAGCCAGCTTGAGGAAAACCTTAGGGTTCTCTTCTGCTAGATTGGAGAGGTAGTCCTTACCGTACTCATCAGCAAGAGCCTGCATGTGTGTTGCGTAGTTGTCTCCGAGGTTTGTTTGGAGTTCCTTCATCACCATGTTGACGTTGTTGACGCGACGCTCAGTATCCTTTTCAGAGGCGAGAAGATCCTTGACGGTCTTCGCGATGTCCTCCGGCTTTACTTGTGCGGGGTTGGGTACTTCGTTCGAGCTGTTGGTATTCTCGTTTACCATGTTTACGGTTTCCATGGCCCGTGTCCGCAGCGATTCTAGTTCCGCTCGTTCGTGGGCAAGTTGTTCCTTTAGTGCCTTGTTATCTAACTCCAGCTTAGGAGCGTACAAGTCACTGTACAACTTTCCCTTAGCAAGATCTTCGACGGTTTTGAATTTCTTACCCTCACCGACTAGGTGGTCGAGGGGATTGGCGATCGCTTCGACCGCCCTAGCAATGTCATCGGTATCGACAAATAGATCACTCATGTTTGGTTTTCATTCCTTCAAGCAGCATGATGATCTCTTCGATCTGTTGCAGCTTGCCATTGTTGTGGGCTTGTTGGTACGCCCAAGATGGAGAAGAGTAATCGGATTGTCTGGTTACCTTACGCTTCTCTTCGAGTAGTATTTCTTTTAGTCGTAGGAAGGGCCAAGAGAGAAGGTAGTGTTTAAGTTCAGTCTCCTTCTTCTTACGCTCTTCGTCTCGTAGATTACTAAGCCAGAGACTCGGTAGTCGGGTCACCTGGGTTTCCTTCGTCTGGGAGTGGTTCATCCATTACTTCCTGGTCGTAGTCATCGGGGGTTAGACCGGTGGGTGTACCGGCTTCCATCTGTACTTGTTCTTGCAGGGCCTGTGCGAGACGCTGTTGCTCAGCCTGTTCGCTGAGACGGACGTACGGCTCTACAACCTTACTGTCTTGTAGTTCGAGAATCTCTTCCCACAAGCGAGCAAGACGCTCACCACTGAAGTGGACAAGGACGTTAGGATCCTGGCCAGCAGCGCTGGAGAAGAAGGCGTTAAGGTTCTGCACCATGTTCGCTTGTTCAGCGAAGTGACGGGCAGCGATAGGCTTAAGCACACCGTTACCGGTGATGTCTTCGATACTTAGTTCGTTGAAGCGAGCAATCTTAAACTCACTGTCAAAGGAACGGATGGTGATCTTATCGACGTTACGGCGAGCTAGTTCTAGCATACCGTTGACGTTAGGTTCTACCTGTTCCGTTTCGTACTGTGCAGTCTTGCTTTCGAAGATACGTCCAGCGGACGCCTCCAGCCGCTGTACTTCGTACTTAGTCTTCTCACCGGGAGTACGGAAGCCCATAGCTTCACGGGGGGCACCAGCCATCTCTTCCATCTTCTGCTCGTAATACGCGATCTGCGTATCGTAGTTGAGCGTGTTTGAATCCGGAGAGACGAGGGCAACATCGCCATCATCACCGATGATAATTCTTTCGAGGGGTTTCCATTCGAACTCTTCCACGTACCCCTTCACCTTGAACACAGGGAAGGCGATGAAGTCGAGGATATCAGCCTTGAGGTTCTCAAGGTGGTCGATACGGTATTGCATACCAACGAGGTTATCGAGCGGTCCCATTGCCCAGAGATTATCCGGACGGATGCGCCAACCAGCGTGGTAGATAGGAGCGTGACCGAACACCGTCTCGTTGGGTTCCTTGCTCAGGATCCTGTGACGATCGATTACTTTGATCACGTGGTTCTGGAGAAGCGTGTCGCTCTCCCTGTCGTACAGGTCGCCGTAGAAGGTGAGGATCTCAACGTAGTCTCCCACGAGGTAATCGCGGAAGTTGTTGAACCCAGCTACCTGGTAGATAGCATCCTTAGACGTAACCGTTCCATTGTGTGATTGTACAACGCTGCGGGTTTCGAGCATGTACCTCCACAGTTCTTCGTACTCTTCCTTCTTCTCAGGGGCTAGGCTTAGCTCTTGGATCATGTTCTTAACCTCACCGAGGGTGACGAAAGAACGAATGATCTTGGGAGAAGAAGCGAAGTCCATGGCGGTAGGATCGAAGACGATGTCTACCGGATTGATACGACGGACAGCTGGTCCTACGTACCCAATCGATTCCTTACCGTCCTTCTGGATGACTCTGTCGTCCTTCCAGTACGGCATGGAGAAGCAATTGCCGTAGTCGATGTAATCGAGAACGAGCTTGCTCATTTCACTGTAGAAGCCTGAGCGTTCGAAGGACCAGAGCATATAGCCCTCGATAGCCTTCTTCTTCTCTAGCGTCTCAGCTTCCTCACTGTCGCCTTGCCAGTGCAGCCACTTCCGCTTAGGGAACATGGTAGCCATGTAGTTGGCGTGGAGGTTGTCTCTGATTTGGCACAGCTTGGGGATCGTGGTCTTGTTGTTCCACGGTAGCTTGTTGTTGGTAGTCTTTGACGTGTCGGTTGCGAAGATGTAAGCTTGGATCTCTTTCCACTCTTCCAACTTCGTTTGCCGCATGTTCTCAAGATAGAGATAGCGATTGGACAACTCGCAAGCGAGGTTATCCGGCTTCAATGCATTCTCTAGTTGAAGTGTCTTACCGCGAGCCATACTATCCTACTCCGCCAAATCTGTGATGAAAGATTACGTTACCGTCCGTACGTTTAAGGTGCGCTCCAATGTTCCCTGACGGGGGAGTGAGCATCTCAGTACACGACGCTAAGGCATCCTTAATGTCGTCATGCTTGGGGCGTTGCGAGGTTAGCTCTTCTTCGAGGAGTTCGCAGTTACCACCCTTGTAGTGCCAGATACGTTGATTGAGGTACTTGTCGTTCAACGCAGCTTCGATTCGTTCTTCCTTCCGCATGCTCTTGGGAGGGTTGTACTCCTCAATTGCTAGGGCTAGGCCGTGGGGTCGAATGTACGACTCACGGAGTTCTTTAACGATTGACTTCTGAGCAGCCACTACTTCGAGTCGTACCTTGCGGAAGTTCCACTTGGTGTACATCTTGAGTAGCTTGTCGAAGTAATCACTAATGCTGTCTGTCTTAAACCTTTCGATGTCTAGGACGTACACGTTGCCAGAGAAGTCAATGCCAGCAACTACGATAGCTGTGTAGTCTGCTTCCTTCCGTTTGCTGTACGCGAAGTCCATAGAGCACGAGATGTTAAGACGTTTCTCTCGGAAGAACCATTGGCCATTTCGATTGCTTAGGTACTTCTTGTCGTAGTACTGGAAGTGTTCGGACTTGATTACCGAACCCTCATCAGTGCTAGGAGAGTTGTAGTACTGAGCACGGAACTTAACCATGCTGGAGTATTGGGCTTTCTTCTTAGCTAAGATGACTTGGTCAAACCCGAACCACTTGCCATCAGCTCTTTGGGATCGTGGCCAGATAAAGTTACCTGAGCCGTCTCCTCTGTCTTCTACCTGACGTTCAAAGATCTCGTACAGGTACATAGTCTCGGATAAGCCACCCTCTTCATCTAGTGTGTGGTAGTTAGCTTCGAGAAAGAAGGAGTACAGATCGTCTGGGTGGTATCGAGTACCCACTACCCAGATGTGGGAGTCAGTGCCAGCGATAGAAGCTAGGTAAGAGATTCTTTCCTTTACTTCCTCTCGGCCTTCCTTGGTCTTCGCATTATCATCAATGACAACGTCGTCAATGCAGATGATGTCGAAGTGTAGTCCAGTAATGACAGTAGTGAGACCAGCTGTATCTACCGTAGCGTCACGAATGTTTTCTTTTCTACGTTTGTGGTGATCTACGGAGATTTCAGTCTCTGTCCACTTAGTTCTGTCATTAAGGGATTCATTGATCATATCCGGCCAGTAGTGCCGGTATATGTCACTGGTCAAGATGTTCTTGATGAACGATAGCTGCTTGACCGCTAGCTTAGTTGTAGCCGAGATGTACAGTACTCGTACAGCTGGGTTCCTTGTGATCTCCCAGGCTACCCGGTATGCCAGCATAGCTGACTTCTGGTGGTCTCGGGGTAGGAGGGTAAGTTGATGAGACTTAGCTTCGGACCGTGTCCACCACGTAATCAATTCCTTGTGGACGTGGCCTAGGACTCGATCTGGATGAACTAAGCGGATGAAGAACTCAAGGTCTCCCTCAGCTCTTTCACGGATCAGATCAAGTTTACTTTGCTTCATGAGCGTTGCACTTCAGCGCGATTAGCATCGCTATTAACGATGAGTCTCAGGTAGTCGTTGTCGATACGGGAAGCGGATCCTTTGACCCGTTCCTTCACCTCTTCATCGGAGGCCATCACAGTGTCTTCCCCGTCCCGGGTAAGGATACCCTTGCTGAGAAGGAACTTAGCCGCCTGTAGGGCTTCCCTGGGGCTCTGGCGCATGGTTTCGATAACGACCCCGTACGCTTCCTGCTTCAAGGTTAGTTCCAGTTCCTTTCGCCACATAGAGACCTGGTTAAGGTTCTTATCCACGAAGGCTAACCATTCGTCGTAGGAGCCAAAGTTCTCATTGGCGAACCGTACCTCGGTTAGATCAGCAGCCAGCAGATATAGCTCTTTAAGTTCTTTTAGCTTCTTTGACATAGTTATCCTTATCTCTGTAGACACTTAGGTAGTAACCCATTGTCCATGGTTCACCTAAGGTAACTCTATAGTGTTATACTCTTTAGTCTTCTTCTTCTTCGAATATAGGTACTGAAAAAGCTTTGTCAAGGGGGTCCGAAGGAGCTATTAAGCTAAGTCATTGATTATCAACCAATGTTTATTTTCATATACCCCTTGACAAGATATTAAGTGTTCTGGGTTACCCCCGGAGCCACCATGGTTCCCCAACAGATGCCTCCACCTGCTGGACTTAGGGTACATATAGGAAACCACCCCTGTTTTGTCAAGGGGGTACCCTCCAACTATTTTATAAGTCCTTGAAAAGACTCATACATAAATTTTCTGTTAGCGATTTTAGAGGG